GGATGGGTGGTTTGTTAACGCAGAAACCAACGAAACCTGCGGACGGTACGACAAGAACCCTACAGAGAAACATCCACACAAACAATGGACTCAAATGCTGTGTCCCACAAGGCGCGTGGTATCTTCGGCGCCAGTGCAAGGACATTGTCTCGACCCTGATTTCCGCGGCCACGATTAACGCGAGTGTATCCTAAGATACCGTCGCACACGGAAATGTAACAATCAACAAGCTCATGCTCCCACAAACCGTAAACGCTGTGGAGAAAAGAGCCCAAATAGTCAGGATCGATGGTATTGGCTTCAACAGTCATTGCTCGCAGTTCCTCTGCAGAATACTTGTACGCCATGGCCTGGTTCCTCATGTCAAGATGCGGCCGTGACGACATTTGCTCAGCTGTTTCCAATAAGAGTGTCCGTAAAGAGGCAATGTGGCGGTGTTCGTAAGCGGCAGATAGTAACTTGCCAGCCATGTAATCTTCATCCGAAACGGCTGCATTGAAATTGCACCGCACCGGTAACTTGCTCACCACACGACCAAAAGATGGAACGGGGAATGTTCTGTTGACACTGGGCACGAACCTTTTCCTAAGGAACGTAGCTGCTTCACGGTTCTCCACAACCTTCACTTCAGCAGTCATGCCCATGCTCTTACCCACTGTCTCGAAGCTCTCCTTGATGGGCTTCCGAGGTTCGTCAGTGTAGGTTAAATTGTCATCCCCATAGATGAAAGTGGTTGATTTGGTAACTCTAGCTCTCTTCAAAGCCGCCAGGCTAACGCACGAATTGACGTAGCCGTTGCCAGTGGTCGTGGTCACCTCGCCCGACCACCGCTGACCCTTAACCTGGCCCTTAACACCATAGCGTGTGAACACCCTCACACTAGTGTTAGAAGAGAACTCCCTCACAAACCACTTTGGCGCGCCCAGTTTGTAGTAAAACATGGACTCCCATTTACGGACACCAGCCGGCTGGCTGCCGTCGTTGTTCTTGAAATCACTTTCCATAGCCTGTCCCGAGGTGTGGTGCACTAAATCTGCTATCTCGTCTGCGGTCAGTCCCACGCAATATAAGACTTCATTCCCCTTGTTCCTGGGATTCTTGCGTGAGAGCTCTTCCACGATTCGACGTGACAAATAGTACACAACGGCAC